AAGTATTTCGAAATTTGATGACTGAGATGATGCCATTTAAGTATATGCCAAGTCTAATAGAAATTGTTTCTGCATAATATTATTTAACGAAGATCCGTTACCCATATTTAAAATAATAGGAGGAGAACCACCACTAGTAGAAGAATTATTTAATGGAACATCATCTTCTTCAATAATAATTACAGGTTGTTGTTGATTTTTACCATTAGCAATAGACCCTGATACATTATTAATAGCACCAGATCCTGTTACTACTCCACCCATATTCAATCTCTGAGATCTCTCCAAGTCTGTCATTCTCCTACTTCTTCCATCATCACCACTAAAGAAATCGCCAAGAGCACTACCAAATGTTTTAACTTTTGCTTGTTCAGTCAGTGAATCAGTTCCCCCACCACCTCCTCCAAGACCTGGAAGACCTTCAAATGATGGTTTATTGGCATTAGGTCCAATATTAAATAAAAGTGGATCAATACCTGTAGATTTTATTTGCCTTTCCCTTGCACCAACTTGTAGAACTGACTCACCAGCAGTTAACTTAGCAGGAATTTTATCTACACCACTTGGTCCTTTTACTATTCCACCTGTACTCAATTTCTGTATTTGTTTTTCATTACCACTTGGTCCTTTTACTATTCCACCTGTACTCAATTTCTGTATTTGTTTTTCATTTGAAGTATTATTGATAGATGTAGATGGTGGTATAATTACTGTTGTATTTTCAGTTGGTGTTGTTGATACAGGACTAGCATTATCTCCATTAAGTTCACTCCAATTATCCAAATCCCCCCTTAAACCATCAAAAGCACTGCTCATTTTTCCCAATGCTCTATTTACTCTTTGAGATTGATCTCTAAAATCAAACGTAGCAAGATTAAGACCAATACCAAGAACCAAACTAACCAATCCCGTAACCCATGTAAAAATTCCCTTTACCAAATTACTTATAGCACTAAAAATAAGTTTTATCCTTTTAGTAAAATTTTCTACCATCTTAATAATCTTAGGCAATTTATCAACTAACCAACCAACAAAAACAACCCCTATAAACTCAAGAACCTTCTGAAAGAAATTCTTTACTTTACCTGGCACCTTAAACTTAGGTTTCTTTAAATTTTTTTTCAATTCTAACAAATTTTCCTTCTCTATTCTTAGATTATTTTCTTTTCTTCTTTTTGAAAGTAACTTATAACTCTTAATATTTTGTTTTTTACCCTTTAACCTCTGGGTCATTACTTTCCCAATCTTTCCTGATTTGGAAGTTTTTACTAATGCACCACCTTTAGATGCCAAACTACTCTTTAATAATCCACTTGCTATTTTTGCTAACATCTTAAGTCACCACATTATACTTAACATGAGAATATAATGTATAAAAATTATCAGGATTGGAAGATGGTATTAATGGAACATCTGTTGCAGATTTATTAGAACTTGACAATTGTTTTTGCTGTGAAGAATTTGCCTTCTTACGAATAATAATTGGAGATGTTGCAGATGCTCCTGATGTAGAAGGTATAGAATATTGTGTTGGAGAAGATGCTATTGATGATACAGATGCTCCTGATGGTGATGATATTCCTGATGCTGCTCCTGATGCTGCTCCTGATGTACCTGAATATGGGAATATAGATTGCAACACATCTCCAAAACCACCCGTCTTACTTTGAAGACCGTATACCATATCATTAAAATTCTTAATTCCTGGTGCCTGATCCCAACCTGGATTCCAAAGAAAATCTAAGAATTGTTGAAGTTTATCACCAACCCATCCACCAGCCCAACTTCCTGCCAATAAACCAATAATAGAAAGAGGTCCACCTGCTGCACCAATAGTACCTCCTAATGCACCACCAGCAATACTTCCTGCTAATGGAAATAATGCTCCAAGAATTGATTGTGCTGGAGACATTCCAGGAATTTTATTCTCAGGATCCCCCATTGCCCTTTGTCTCACATCATTAGCAAAAAGTCCTGCCCTTAACAAAGGCATAAATTTTGTAAATATCTTACCCAATCCACCAAGCATTCCACCAAGAAATCCTAATGGTTTTGATGCAAATTTAGAAATACTATCAACTAATGGACCTTTTGGTAATAATTTTGTAATATTTTTAAGTATTCCACCTCCTTTTTTGGCTGCTGCCAAAGGTTTTGGTATACTTGGTGCTCTACCAGGAATATTTCCCTTTGGTGCAATACCACGACCACGGGCTAAAGAACTTCCTCTACCAGTAGTAACCTTAACCTTTCCTCCTGAAGGTTTAAGTATTGATCCTCCTTTAGGGAGAGTTCCTTTAGGAGGAGATTTAGGAAAAACTGATCGCCAAGCTTTTTTACCTAACCATCTAGTAAGATTAAATACACCACGAAGAGCAATTCCTATACCAAAATTAAATGCGGCAAATATACCCCCAGCAACAGCAAGATTCTTTATTATAGAATTCCGAATCTTAGCAGCTTGTCCATCAAATCCTAATGTCTTTGCTTTAATCCAATCTAAACCCTGTTTACCTAACCATCCAACAAATACAATCTGAAAAAATTCAAATATTTTATCTAAAATACCTTTTGCCTTTTTACCAAGAGCTTCAACTGGTTTTAAAAGAGTAGATTTTAAATTTTCACCAAGCTTTTCTAATAATGATTCTTGATTTTTTTTATCCTTTCTTTCATTTTCTATTGATGCATCCCTTTTCTGTTCTTTTTGTAATTTCTTCTCTAATTCCTCTTCTGCATTAAGTCCTTTAATTATAGTATGAACCTGAATTTCCAATCTAGAAATTCTTTCTGCTAATCCATGAATATTACTACCGGACCCAATATTCGATGAAGTTTTAACTAATGCTCCTCCTTTCCCAAAAACTTTTGCAGCACTTACAGATCTTTGTCTAAATGCTGTTTTCCTTTGGGCACTAGACAAATATTCTCCTGTAATAGGATTAACTCCAGTACGAGCAACATCCCCAAGAGTAGTAATTTTTGATTTATCTAACACTGCCATATTAAAGGTTTATTAAAGGGCATTATTTTTATTTTGTTGATTTTTTAGTTCCTCTTCTTCAATATATTGTTGTAGAAGAATAACATAAATATCCTTTTCCCAAGGCATCATATTTTCCAGTTCAGTTAAACTATATTTATGATGCTGCATTAAAGCAAAATTAATCTTATAGTATGACTCAAGATTGATATGAGCCATACCTACACGAAAAAACTAGTAAGACCCTCCAGTACAACTTCACTTTCAACATCAGTATTGGGATTTTTAATAGTAAGAGTATGTGATAATTTAGGCATACTTTCAAAGAAATTTTCGATTTCTTTAAATTGTTTTGAACTTAATTGCTCAAGAAACTCAGTAAGTTCTTTCTTAGTACAATCAGAAGAACCCCAAGACTCTTCTTCATTATAAATTTGATCAATACAAGAAGAAATCAAATTAAAGGTATCTGCCATTTTGATACCATCTTCTGTACTAAAATTAGCCTTGATAAATTCACTAAGAGAAGGATACTTCATCCTCATTTTCAAATTATCGTCTAATACAATATCACGTGAATGTTTTGGATCCTCTTTTATAAGAATTTCATCCAAATTAATAGTAACAGGAACTTGTGTTTTATCATCATCAGGACAAGTAATTAACACCTCAACAGATTCACCAACAGATTTACCTCTAATATTTAAAAAGAGATATTCAATATCAAATGTAGATAACTGGTCTACTTTGATACCTCTAGAAAGAATACAGTTACTAATAACAGTTTTAATTGCATTAGTGATTTGTTTTTGGTCTTCAGATTCTAATGCAATTATAAGAATCTTTTCTTCCTTAACTAGAAATGGTCTATATCTAATCTTTTTCTTAATAGAAGGTAATTCCAATTCATAGATTGGAGTGGTAATTTTTGGTAAAGGCATAATATCCTAATGCAATTCAGTGTAATTATTTATGAGGAAAGACTGAAGTTAGAATGGTTTCCAACATGCTGATTTTTACTTGATGATTTCCCTGCTATATAACGTTCGAAGTTAAACGCAATACTTACTTTCAAAAGATCTGATGATTGATAAGTAACTGGAGTTGATGATAGATTAATAGGAAACATATTCCAAAAAGTATACTCTAACTCTCTATTATAATCTCTATCAAATTTAATAATTTTTGTTTGTTGACATTTATATTCAATAGGATACTCCATCCTATAAAAATATCCATTATTACTTTCAACTTCATCAGATGCTCCACCAATAAATTCCATCCAATGTTCTAAAAATTTAAGCATTCTATAATCAGAATCAACATAAAATTCTAATTGAATTTCACTATAAATTCTTGTATGGGCCATCTTTTCCATAACACCCATAAAATTACCACTAATATCAGCAGTTGCTAAACTACTTCCTGGAAGTGAAGCAGAAGAACATAATAAACCAGCACTATCAGTAATAAATCTTGAATCAACACCCTTTCTCTTAAGAAATCCCATTAAAGCACTTCTTAAACCACCAAACTTCACTTGATAATGAGATGTTTGTGCAACATCCGTAAGCAACGGTTTAAACTTAGCTATATTTTGTTTTATTAACACTCTAAATACCTTATATAACTTGTGTTACTAGTTATTTAGATGGCTTATAAAGGAAAATATCGACCATCATATCCCCAAAAATATAAAGGCAATCCCACAAATATCATTTATCGCTCTTTGTGGGAAAGACATTTTATGAAATACTGTGATAATAATAGAAATATATTAGAATGGGGAAGTGAAGAAATAGTACTTCCATACATCTCACCAATTGATAATAGAGTTCATAGATACTTCCCAGATTTTTATATCAAAGTTAAAGAAAATAATGGAAAGATTAAAAAATATATAATCGAAATCAAACCTAAAAGACAATGTATGGAACCAAAAGTTCAACAAAAAAAGACAAAAGGATATATCTATGAAGTCTATGAATATGTAAGAAATCAAGCAAAATGGAAAGCAGCAGAAGAATGGTGTAAAGATAGAAAATGGGAATTTAAAGTACTAACAGAAAACGAATTAGGTATCAAACAATGAGTCGTATTAAATCAATAAGAGATAATCTAATTGGAACTGAAAACCCTGATGATTTGATGCTAGACTTAATGCAAGCACTTAACAATACAGTAACACCAGTTCCCGATGTTGGTAAATTTTATATTTTTGTTTATAGTCCTAAAACTCCCAATATCCCATATGATCAAAATCCATTAGTTGCTGTAACAAGTATATTTCAATGGGGATTTCGTGGTATTAATTTTCATTGGAATAAACCTAGACAATATACTTGGAATGAAGTTATTGGTCAATTGTATGAAGTGTATGATTCTGAACTAAATGATCTGGATACTATTCCATTTGCTAAATTCTTACGAACCCTATAAATAGTTAAAAATTAACCTATATTAAGTCGATAATGTCAGCAAGAGCAGCGGCAAAAAAGAAAGCAGATAGAAGAAGATCTGATGGATACTTTACAATGTCCAAAAGGCAGAAAGAGATTTATAGGCATAGAGAAACACATGGTGGAACAGGACTTCCTGCAGACTATGGTGGAAAAGATGGTACAGAAGCTAAAGCATTTGCAAAAGCATCAAAGTGGCAGAAAAGTAAGAAACCTAAATCAACATCAGAAAAAAATACAACAAAACCAGGAAAAACTCTTAGATACCCCCAAGCTGCAATTCATAGAGATACAGATTATCTAGAAATTCAAATAATAGAATATGTAGCAGCTGGTTTTACACCACAAAAAAGTATTCTTGAAGAAGGAATTCAAAGAGCTTCTAGTAAATCTAAAAGCATTATTCAAACCATATATTTACCAATACCACAAAATATTCAAGATAAAAATGCAACTTCATGGGGTGAAGATAGTATAACAGTTGCAGGTGCAATAGGTGCTGGTGCTGCTGCAGGTATAATAAAAGATGATGATTTTTTGCAGGGAGTAGGTAAAGCAATGGCAACAGCCGGAGGGGATCTTGGAACTCTTGCTACTACTGGTGCAGGACAACAAATGGTTAATGCATGGGCAACAGGTGCAGCAGCTAATTTATTAGGAGGTAACACAAGTGCATCAGGAATGCTTGCCAGATCAACAGGACAGATAATGAATCCTAACATTGAACTTCTATTCAACG